CGACGTGTATGGTCAGCCAACGTTTGGCGAGATTTGCGACCCTTGGGTGTTCGACTTTGTCGAGGCTATTTTTGGCTCATACGACAAAGACACCAACAAGCGGTACATCCGCGAGTTCTTTCTGCTCATTTCAAAAAAGAACGGCAAGTCGACGCTAGCTGCCGGCATAATGCTGACGGCGCTTATTCTGAATTGGCGGCACAGCGCCGAGCTAATCATTTTGGCGCCGACGATCGAGGCGGCGCAAAACAGCTTTAGACCTGCGGCGGACATGGTTCGGGCCAATCCTAAATTGACCGAGAACCTGCACGTTCAGGACCACATTCGCACGATCAAGCATATGTATACCAAGGCTGCGCTAAAGGTCTTGGCTGCTGACAGCGCAACGGTGGTCGGTAAAAAGGCGTCGTTTATTCTGATCGACGAGCTGTGGGAATTTGGTTCGCAGGTTAATGCGGCCTCTATGCTGCGCGAGGCAACGGGCGGGTTGGTTTCCAGGCCGGAAGGGTTCGTGATTTCGGTCACGACAATGTCGGATGAACCTCCGGTCGGCGTGTTCAAGGATAAGCTCAATTATGCGCGCGATGTTCGCGACGGCGTGATTGACGACAACAAGTTCTTACCTGTCATCTACGAATTTCCTCGGAACATGATCGAGGACAGGTCGTATCTAAAGCCTAAAAACTTCTACATCACGAACCCGAACCTAGGACGATCGGTCAGTCAAGAGTGGCTTGAGGACGAGCTGCGCAAGGAAATTGCGAAAGACGCGGAGACGCGCAACGTATTCCTTGCCAAGCACCTCAACGTTGAGATTGGCCTTGCCTTACGTAATGACCGCTGGCGCGGCGCCGACTATTGGGAAGCTGCTGCCGACGACATGCTGACGCTCGACAATCTGCTCGAGCGCTCGGAGGTTGTCACGGTTGGAATTGACGGCGGCGGGTTGGACGACTTGTTCGGCCTTGCTGTTATGGGTCGCTGCAAACAAACCCGCGACTGGCTCGTCTGGTCGCACGCTTGGGTGCAAGAGGAAGTTCTAAACTTGCGCAAGGACATTGCGCAGCACCTGAAACAGTTCGAGGCCGATGGCAATCTAACAATCTGCCGAGATGCAACGCAGGACATACGGGACTGCGTCGACATTGTCGCGCGCATCAAAGACGCAGGTCTGTTGCCGCCCGAGAATGCTGTCGGCCTCGATCCTTACGGGGTCGCAGCTCTCGTCGACGAGCTGGCTGCTCGTGGCATTGAGGGCGAGCGGCTCAAGGCGGTCAGCCAAGGTACGCAGCTTTCCCCTGCAGTGTGGGGGTTAGAGCGCAAATTAAAAGACGGTACGTTCTGGCACGCCGGCCAACCAATGATGGCGTGGGTGCTGCAGAACGCAAAGGCCGAGCAGCGCGGAAATGCAATTTTAATAACCAAGCAAATTTCCGGCAAGGCAAAAATCGACCCGCTCGTTGCGATCTTTAACGCGACGATGCTCATGTCAAAGAATCCAGAGGCAGCAATGGGCTACATTCAAGGCAAGGTTGCTGTCCTGTGAAAATTTTTGGACGCACAATATCGTGGAGTCGAAAGACTCCCACCGATGGCATGTCGATCGACACGCTGATAAAGCGGCTCGAGGCCATATACGAGGTTTATTCGGGCGTTGCTGTAACATGCGAGAATTGCGAGGAAGCGCCGACCGTCAAAGCTGTTATGACCGCGATAACTCGGCGCTTTGGGGTCATGCCTGTGCATGTCTATGCGACAAGCATGAGGAATGGCCGAGCTATTAAGGAGATTCAGCCGAGTCATCCGGTAGAGAGGCTGCTGTCGAGGCCGAACGATTGGCAAGACAAGACGAACTATTGGCTCGATGCTAGCTCACGTTTAGCGCGGTATGGCAACTTTTACACCCTCAAGGGTCGCGGCGTTACTGGTCCGGTTCGCAAGCTCTTTCCGCTTCCGGTCAGCGCGGTCGAGCCGAAACAGGACGACGAGTACAACGTCACCTATCGCGTACATGGGACAGGTGGCCGGATTATAGATTATCCCGCTGCACAGATTCACCACGTTCGTATGTCGGCGCGTGACGCTCTCAAGGGCGACAGCCCGGTCATGGACGTTCGCGAAAGCATCGGCCTCGAAATGGCCGCTGAGAAAATGGGCGCGTCGTTCTTTGGGAACGGTGGACTGCCCGGCATGGTGTTCGAGTATGCGGAAGGGTCGCAGGGTTTCAAGACTGACGAGGAACGCCGCGCGTTCTTGGATGAATTTCAGGAGCGGTTCACAGCTCGCGGTCGCTTTCGCGCAATCATTCCGCCGAAGGGCGTGAAGCTCGGTCAGCAGATTCCGGTCGAGAACGAAAAGGCGCAGTTTTTAGAGACGCGCCAATATCAGCGCACGGTTATTGCTGGCGCTTGGGGCGTGCCGCCGCACCTGGTCGCGGACTTGAGCAAGGGCACGTTCAACAATGTTGAAATGCAAGGAATTGAGTTCACCACGAACGTAATTTTGCCGCTCTGCCGGATGTTCGAGTCCGCGATGGAGCGCGACTTGCTGACCGACGAGGACCGTCGATCAGGAATTATTATTCGATTTAATCCCGATGCTGTTTTGCGCGGCGACTTCAAGACGAGGCAGGAAGGTCTCGCCATGCAGCGACAGAACGGCGTCATTAATGCCAACGAGTGGCGTGAGCGCGAGGGGATGAACCCTATCAGCGACGAGGACGGCGGCGAGGAATATTTCCGGCAGGGTCCGTCAGGCCAAACGGCAGAGCCGAGCAGCTCGCCTAGCAGCGAGGATAAAAATGAAAGAGAAACTTAAATTTAATTTTGAGCTCAAAAGTGTTTCAGGCCGCACGATCGAGGGGCACGGTTCGGTGTTCGGCAATCGCGACCACGGCGACGACATCGTAATGCCGGGAGCGTTCGCCAAGACACTCAAAAATTATAAAAGGCTCGGCACTATGCCGCTGATGTTTTGGATGCATGACCCTAAGCAGGTTCCGGGCATGTGGACTGAAATGTATGAGGACGAAAAAGGTCTCGTTGTGAAGGGTGAATTTGTCGACACGCCACTCGGCAACGAGGTGCGCACGCTAGTAGAAAGAAAGGCTGTGCGCGGTCTGTCGATCGGATACCAGACCATTGACGACGAGTTCAAGGGCGATGTTCGCATGATTAAAGAGGTCGACTTGTGGGAGGTGTCGGTCGTTAGTCTTGCAATGAATCCGATGGCGCAGGTTGAATCCGTCAAGACGCGCGTGTCGCGCGACGGAGAATACGTGCCGACAACTAGAGAGTTTGAGCGATTACTGCGGGATGCAGGCGTCGCTACGAAAGCGCGCAAGACGATTATTGCGCGCGTTTGCCAAGACGACCTCGAACTACGGGATGTAGGAGCGGTCGACGATGACGCCGATGTGCAGCGACTTCTAAAAGATTTGGCTAGCAAATTTCGGCGACGCTAAAACATCCAATAGGAAAGGGTTAATAAAATGAGCGAGACCATCAAGGGTCTCGTCGAGGACACTAATCGTGCCTTTGACGAGTTCAAGAAAGTAAACGACGAGCGCATCGCAGCGCTCGAAAAGGGCAAACTTGGCCTTGCCGCAGAGCTTGATGCAAAGCTCGACCGGATCAATGCCGACATTGCCAAGCAAACTGCGCTCAAGAAAGAGCTTGATGTGCAGGCGCAAATCAATGCCGAGAACCGTGAGCGAATCGAGGACCTCGAGTCCAAGCGCAGCAATCCCGGCATGACCAAGCAGGAAATTGCGAAGAAAGAGCACAAAGATGCTTTCAATGCTTGGGTGCGCGATGCGCGGCAAAATTCTCCGGTTGTCGAACAGCGTTTGTTCGAGGCCGAGAAAAAGGACATCACTATCGGCACAGCTTCTGCCGGTGGTCATGCTGTCCCTGAGGAAATTAGCCGAGACGTTGGGTTGCTCCAGCAGAAGTATTCGCCTTTCCGCAGTTTGGTGAAGGTGGTTACGACTGGAACGAGCGACTACAAGGAACTGTTGACCATCAACAGCTCGACCTCGGGATGGGTTGGTGAAACCGGCTCGCGTACCGCAACCCTCACGCCGACTCTGCGTGAAGTTGCGCCGACGCACGGCGAACTGTACGCCTATCCTCAGGCGTCGGAATGGTCGCTCGACGATATGTTCTTCAATGTCGAACAGTGGCTGACCGAAAACGTTGCTCGCTCTTTCGCGATTGCGGAAGCAGTGGCGATCGTTTCCGGCAACGGTTCCAACAAGCCGACCGGCATGTTGAACAGCACCCCGACAACGGTTTCTGACGAGGCCGGAACTCGCGCTGCTGCGGTTTATCAGTACATCCTCGGCGCGGACAATACGCCCGCTTCGGTCGATGCTGATACCATGATCGACTTGTTTTACACGCTGAACTCGGCCTATCGGTCGAATGCAGTGTGGATTATGAACTCGCTCACGGCAGGTCAGGTCCGCAAGTTGAAGGACTCTCAACTGCAGTACCTGTGGCAACCGTCGCTGATCGTCGGACAGCCCGACACCATCCTCGGCAAGCCGATTGCCATTTGCGAGCAGCTCTCCGATCCGCTCGGTGGGACGTTCCCGCTGGCGTTCGGCGACTTCAAGCAGGGCTATCTGCTGACGCAGCGGACTGGTCTGCGTATCACCCGCGACAACGTTACGAACGTGGGCTATGTGCGCTTCTACGTTCGCCAGCGTGTCGGCGGCATCGTGCTGAACAACGATGCGGTCAAGTGGCTGAAGCTGCTCTAGTCTGAGCAATAACTAGTGCCTAGCGAGGCGGGGGTAATCCCCGCCTCGTTCTTTTCAAGGGGAAATTATGAAACCGATGTGCGGCTGTATGGGCGGTTGCAGCATGATTCTTGCAGATGCGGTTGGCGTTCAATGTCGCTTTAGGGGATTCGTCTCAATGAACTACAAAATAACTCTCACCAAGCCTTGGAACTACCGACACCCCAAGAAAGGGCGCTCGGTGCTCGCACCCGGTAGCTATTTTATCCCTGAGGACTTGCCCGAGGTTTGCGCCCTGCGCGCGATCGGCGAGGGCATGGCGCAGCGTGTCGAGCTTCCTGCGTCAATGGTTCTCTACAACGGCGACCCGAAAACGAACTCAACAGTAGTGTTGACTCCCAAGCCTCGCCGCAAGCGCGCTCCCCGAAACAAGATGCGAGCTGATGCTCCAGAAAATAAGTTCGGACTGGTCTGACTTCTGCATTGTCGCAGCTCCAGGTCCGTCGCTGACACTTGAGGTTGCCGCACAGTGCCGCGGTCACAAGGTCATTGCCGTCAATGACGCTTATCGCCTGCTGCCGTTCGCGGATATTCTGTACGGCTGCGGCGCGCTGTGGTGGCAAGTACATAAGGGCTGCGTCGGGTTCGCTGGCGAAAAGTGGTCATCGCACTGCCTCGAGCGCAATAACAAGTTACAGACTGCAGAAAAATACGGACTCAATCTGGTCAGGGGCGCCGATGCTGACGAATTTAGTTTTGATCCTGATCGGATTCACTATGGCGACAATGGTGGATTCCAGGCGGTTAATTTCGGAATCCTTAAATTGGGTGCGAAGGGGCGGATTGCGCTGGTCGGGTTCGACATGCGCATCGTCGACGGAAAACGACACTTTTTCGGCGACCATCCTGCGCCCCTCGTCAACACCTCCCCGTCAGGAGGTTATAAGCGTTGGCCGAAAATCTTTGAGACTGCTTCCCGTTCGCTCCCGGCGTGGCTTGAAATAGTGAACTGCACGCCCGGCAGCGCCTTAACCTGCTTTCCCATGATGGACCTCGCCGATGCTCTGCCCGTTGCGGCTTGACACTGACGCGCTGGACAATTCGCCGGCGTGGCTCATCGACGAGACGTTAGTCAAGCAGCACCTGCGCGTCGACTTTGATGACGACGA